CAGCCCTCACAGAAGTGACAGCGGGTAGTATTACGGGAAGCCTTTCTGTGGTTGCAAGCTCCAATACGTCTAACCCTGTAACGTATCAGTGGTATGAAAACACCATCGACAGTTCTACAGGCGGTACACCGATTAATGGAGAAACATCTGCCAGCTTTGATATCCCAACGGATCTTGTGGCAGATACCTATTACTACTACTGTGTGCTGAATTTAAGTGGAGCTGATCCTGTCACCACTGATGTAGCAACAGTAATCGTATCTTAATGGAGGGAAGATAAATGGCAGATGAAAATGTAAAACTTACTGAAGTGGCTGAAGATAGAAGTGCCACCATAGAAATCGGTGGGACAGAATTTAAACTGGTGCTGACTACGAAAGCGACAAAAGAAATTGCTGGGCGTTATGGTGGTCTTGAAAACCTGGGCGAGAAGCTAATGAAAACTGAGAACTTTGAAATGGCACTTGATGAGATCGTGTGGCTGATAACGCTTCTGGCCAATCAGTCCATCTTGATTCACAACATCAGAAATAAGGACAAGAAAAAAGATCTTATTACCGAAGAAGAAGTGGAGCTTCTTACCACACCTTTTGATTTAGCGACCTATAAGAATGCCATCATGGCCAGTATGATGAAGGGAACCAAGAGAAATGTGGAGAGTGAAGCCTCAAAAAACGAGGTAGTCGGGTAAGTGATGAAGAGTTATTTACCCGACTGATCTACTACGGCACAGCCCATCTCAATCGAAAAGAAGACGAGGTGTGGTTGATGCCTATAGGATACTTGATGGACCTTTGGGAATGCCACAAGCAGTTTATCGGCATTGCAAAACCGAAGCGAGAACTGTTTATTGATGATGTAATTCCTGCGTGGCTTTAGGTGTCATATTTGTGCGTATGAACAACAAATTATACGAACAAAAATGACAAAACGGTATTGTCAATTGTGCTAACATAAAATATTATTTTAGCATAAAAGGTAAAATTGAATCATCTCCTAAAAATTAGCAAAAAAATAGTTGTCATATTCGTTCGTATATGATATTATATTTACGAACGAATATGACAAATGAGGAGGTGATTTGATGACTCAAAAGGATTTAGTGACTAAACTATTGAAAGACAACAAAGGTATTTTGACATCAGGTGAAGCTAAAGAAGCTGGTGTGGCTTATAAAACTCTACAACGTATGTATCAGGTTGGTGAAATTGAAAAACTTGAGCAAGGGTTATATATGGATCCTGATCAGATGGAAGATGAGTACTTTTTAACTCAGTACAGATGTAAAAAAGGTATCTTTTCCCATGAGACAGCATTATATTTTCACGATTTAACAGATAGGACACCTTTCCAATTAATGCTGACAATTCCATCAGGATACAATACTAGGCTCCTGAAAGAGAAAGAAAAATATAAGTTCTTTTATATTGCGGAGAAGCTTTATACAGTTGGTAGGATTACCATGGAGACACCATTTGGGCATCAAGTCTATGTATATGATAAAGAAAGAACCATTTGTGACTGCCTAAAAAAGAAAGAACATCTCGATACTGATTTAGTGAATGAAGCAGTCAAAAGATATATGAAAACTCCCGGAGCAGATTATTCTAAACTACTTAAGTATGCCGATGTTTTTAATATTAAAGATTTGGTTCGAAAATACATGGAGGTGTTGACATGAAAATTGGTAGTCCTAGACAATTGAAAGACTGGATTAACAATGTGGCTAAAGAGAATAATTTGATAGCGAATACTGTGCTTCAGAATTTTATGATGGAAAGGCTTCTAGAAAGAATTTCGATTTCAAAGTACAAAGACAATTTTATCCTCAAAGGTGGATTCTTGATTGCAGCTATGGTTGGTATAGATATGAGAAGCACTATGGACATGGATACAACGATAAAAGGGATTCCTGTCAATAGAGAGGCAATAGAAGAAATATTAAATGAGATTCTATCGATAGAGCTTGATGATAATGTAATTTTTAGGCTAAAAGCTATTAAAAACATCCATGATGTTAGTGACTATGATGATTTCAGAGTCTCTGTAGAAGCCCAGTTCTTTACGATCAGAGTCAATATGAAGATTGACATCACTACTGGAGATGTAATCATACCAAGAGAAGTAGAATATTCGTTTAAGCTTATGTTTGAAGAACGTGATATTTCAATAAAAGCGTATAATTTAAATACAATTCTTGCAGAAAAGATTGAGTCTATTTTGGCGCGGAATGTGGCAAATACCAGAGCTAGGGATTATTATGATGTTTATATTCTTCTAACACTTCGAAGAAATGATATTGATTTAGAAAGTCTAAGAAACGCAATTCGAAAGAAAGCTGAAGAAAGAAACACATTGATCTATTTAGAGAATAGTGAGAAGTATTTAAAAGATATAGAGGAAAGTGAAGATCTTAAGACAATTTGGGAATCATATGTGCAGAAGTTTCCCTATGCAGAAGGTATTCAGTTTGATGAAATTACTGATATTCTAAGAGCAGTTTTTAAGTGACATAAAATAGGCTCAATGAAAAGGATAATTTAACAATATTAACTGCATATGGAATAGAACGATTGTTACATTGAAAATTTTAACGTTACATTACGAGACACTTCAAATGAGGTGTCTTTTTTCATGCCTAATGAGGAGGTGAGGCACTATGGCAGATAATTTTGGACTGAAGATTGGGGTCGAAGGGGAAAAGGAGTTCAAAAACGCACTTCGAGAAATCAACAGAGATTTTAAAGTGTTAGGCTCTGAAATGAAACTCGTCACTTCCCAGTTCGACAAACAGGATAAATCTCTACAGGCAGTGACAGCAAGAAATGAAGTGCTGAATAAAGAGATCGATGCCCAAAAGAATAAAATCAGCACCTTGGAATCTGCCCTTAAGAATGCCGCCGAATCCTTTGGTGAAAATGATAAGCGAACCAAAGCCTGGCAGATTCAGCTGAATAACGCCAATGCTGATCTTAACAAAATGGAGCGGGAGCTGGATGAAAACAACAAAGCTCTTGATGAAGCCAGCGATGGATTCGGAGATGCAGGTAAAGAAGCTGACAAGTTTGGAGATGAAATTAAAGAGTCAGCTAAAGTAGCAGATGATTCAGGTGGAAAGTTTGAGAAACTTGGATCTGTCATGAAAGGTGTGGCCGCCGGTATTGGTGTGGCCATGGCAGCCATAGGAACTGCAGCAGTCAGCGCAGGAAAGAAATTATATGATATGGCAAATGATGCAGCCGCTGCCGGAGATGAAGTGGATAAAGCCAGTCAGAGAATAGGCCTTTCGAGACAAGGCTATCAGGAATGGGAGTATGTTCTCTCTCAAAACGGTGCCAGCATCTCATCTTTAGAAAACGGGATGAAAAAACTGAATAATACCGTGGATGATGCCATTAACGGAAGTGCTTCTGCCACTGATAAATTCAAGAGACTGGGCATTTCAATGGAGGATCTTCAAGGCAAATCCCGAGAAGAAGTCTTTGAAATGACCGTAAAGGGACTACAGGGCATTGCAGATGAAGGTGAAAAAGCTGCAATTGCCAACGATCTTCTCGGAACATCATCTGTTGAACTTGGCGCTCTTTTAAATCAAACGGCAGAAAGTACAGATGCTCTAAAGAATAAAGCCAGTGAACTTGGACTGGTGATGAGCGATGAATCCATTGATGCGGCTGTTAATTACACCGATGCCATGGATAACCTCACCCGATCTTTTGCTGGTGTGAAAAACAACATCACTTCGCAGCTCCTTCCAGGGTTCACCATGGTTCTAGATGGACTTACCGGACTTATCACCGGTCAGGAGGGAGCGGCAGAACAGCTGAAAGAAGGGGCCAGACAAACGGTGGACCAGATTGCAGTCATCCTCCCGCAGATTTTAGAGGTGGTGACTGGACTTATAGCTGCCATTGCTGAGGTTGCACCGGATCTCGTTCTTGCTCTTGTAAATGGTATTCTTGATAACTTGCCAACGCTTATTGAAGCCGCCACCAATATTATTATGACCATTGTGGGAGGACTTATAGAAGCACTGCCGCAGATTACAGAAGGGGCACTTCAACTGGTTCTTACTTTGGTGGATGGTATTATCGCAAATTTACCAGCGCTTGTAGAAGCAGCACTTGTGATGATTGTGACCCTTGCCACGGGTCTTGGTGAAGCCCTTCCGGAGCTGGTTCCTTCTATTGTAGAAGCGGTTATTCTCATTGCCCAGACGCTGATCAATAATCTGGATTTGGTACTCGATGCAGCTTTTCAGATCATAAGCGGACTCGCTCAAGGTCTACTCAACTCACTGCCGAAGCTAATAGATGCCCTGCCTCAAATCATCAATAGTATCATTACCTTCATCACAAATAATCTACCTAAGATTATCGAGATGGGCGTTCAACTGACCATTCAATTGGCAGCAGGACTAATAAGAGCCATCCCTCAGCTTGTCGGTCAGCTCCCGCAAATAATCACTGCCATCGTGACAGGCCTTGGCAGGGCTATCCCATCCATGATGGACGTGGGACGAAACATCGCAAGAGGTCTATGGGATGGTATTTCATCCATGATAGGGTGGCTTAAAGGAAAAGTAGATAGCATGATCAGTGGCATTGTCAAAGGTGTTAAAGGCGTTCTTGGAATCCGTTCACCTTCTAAAGTGTTCGCCGGTATTGGTGCCAACATGAGTGAAGGTATCGGAGAAGGATTCACTGAGGCCATGAGCGGGGTTGAAAAAGACATTCAAGGCGCTATTCCTACAGACTTTGACCTCGATCTAAACTCTCAAGTTTCTGGAAGTCTCGGTGGATCTGAAGGTGCAGTCTTTGATGTAACCATTCCACTAACCATCGATGGCAATATCTTAACCCGTGTCATTGCACAGCTACAGTGGAATCAAAATACGGTGACCGTTAGAAATCTTGGTGTAGCAGGATCATAAAAACAGAGAGGAGGGATGAACCTTGATTGAAATCTATGCGGGTAGTACTTTGCTTCAAAGCATCAAAAAAGTTATGAGTTCTAATGTTAGAGAAACTTTGGAAGGGGAGTACACCCTTTCCTTTACAGTTCTTGCGAAATCGGCGTTAGCTCTTAAGGTAAAACAGATCGCAAAGCTGGATGATCAGTATTTTGAAATCGTACAAATATCAAAGAGTCTTCAGGGCAGCCTTCCTATCTGTTCCGTGATCTGCGAGCATGTATCTTACCTACTTAACCATGAGATGTATAACATCACAGAGTTTGATTTCACCGGGGATCCATCAGCGGGACTTGCTCAAGTTCTTTCAGGAACTCCTTTTAATGCGGGGGTTGTTGACTACACAGAAAGTGTCACCATGAAGATCAATCAGGAGGTCTCAAGAAGGGCTGCACTTATGCAGTACATTGCCATCCTTGGTGGAGAGATAGAATATGACGGTTACAACATCAACATCCGAAGTCATAGGGGAAGTACTGATTATATCCCGGTGATGGATTCAAAGAATGTCACCAATGTGGCGGTATCCCATGATTCCAGGGAGAATGCTTCTTCCTATGACATCTCATTCTTTAAGCTTTTAAATCTTGCGGTGGGCGATAATGTGCAGATTGTGTTTAGTCCCTTGGGAATCAACGTGAAGACGAGAATCATCTCCCTGGAATACAATCCGTTCTATCGCTACAACATCCGGGTGGAGGTTGGGAAATATAGACCCAGCATTTCAGACACCTTTTACCGGATTGAAAGTTCTTTAAATAATGTGGGAAGCTCCGTGGATGATATTCAAACACAGGTGAATGACCTGGGAGTGTCCTATACCATTGTCTCTAATTTGGTTGTGACTGAAACCACCATTGATGTGACCTACACCGTAGAAAAGGGCGATACCCATCAATATCACGCACAGTATCAGTACACCACAGACAGCGGGGGAAGAATCACAAGCATCACCCTCGATAACATTTTCTCTGAGCTTCTCTTAAAGGAAGTGTCCACGTTGACGGTGGATATGATGAGTTTTTATATCGAATATGCAGATGGAACAACCGCGACATACAACTACACCGTGGATAGCGGTGGTCGAATCACCAGTGTCACGAAAGTATAAAGGAGGGCTGAATCCATGAGCTATGATCATATTTTTAATAATACACTGGCCATCTGGACAGCCTTCGGAGGACGTGGTGAGGTCCTCTTCACCATCCCCACTTTGAGCTGGACCAAGAAGTATTATAACAACTTTGGCTATACCCAATATGGAAGTGAGAAGCAGATCAATGTCTATGATAATGGCAATGCACAGATCGCAGTTTATTATGCAAAGACTCCGTATATGTCCTACTGGAATAAGACCACCAAGCAGTGGACCGTTGTCAGCGTTCCATGGTGGAGCTATGGTCAGCCGGAGATTCTCTATGCAGCAGATGGTGTCTTTATTGCCAAAATCGTAGGGCTTGCCAATGTCATCGCTTCCTTTGATGGCATCACTTGGCATAATGCTGGATACTGTCCGGGAGCCTATAATGCTATGACCTGCGGAGCTTATGATATGGCCAGAGGCTCTGGTATCGTCAGCTGGTGGTACTACAAGTCTCCGGTCTATTACAGCTTTGATTCCTTGGAGGAGAGAACTGCATGGACCTTAGTTGGATCTGATGGAACCTCGGTACCGATTTTCAAATACCTGACCACCCATAAAGGAAACTTTGTCGGTGTGGTTGGTGGGGATAAATCCATAGCAAGAGCTAGTTCAGCCAGTCCCGGTCTTTGGACCACGACCATCCCGGAAGATGTGAATGACACACGGTATATGTTTATCCGGTCTGTAAATGATGTCCTCTTTGTGATGAAGTTCAACTACACCAATGTGGGCGGTGATTACACCTACTATGTGAAACTCTGTGTCATGAATGACGATGCCACGCAGATTACAGAGACCAATCTATCATGGGTAGGAGATCTGGCCAACAACAACATCCCAAATCCAAGGAACATCATTTGGATGGAGGACTGGGGGAAGTTTGCTCTTTTAAAAGAGAGTATGCTTTGTGTCTCCAATGATGGTCTTTATTGGGAAGGGGTGGAGCAGCCGGGATTCACGACAAGCCAGTATGATACCTTCGATGGTGCTATCTACATTCCTGGAGATGGGTTCTATGCTAAGGCTAGTGGCTATGTTTACTATGCTCCATATTAATGAAAACTATGACGTCCTTCACCGGGCGTCTTTTTATATACAACAATTTATGAAAGTGAGGGAAAAACAATGAGAGAAATTTGGAACATTGTTCAGATGATATTTGCAGCTGTGGGCGGTTGGTTGGGTTACTTTTTGGGAGGTTATGATGGGTTTTTGTATGCTTTGATTGCCTTCGTGGTGATCGACTATTTGCTTGGGGTCATGTGTGCTGTGCTAGAAAAGCACTTATCCAGCGATGTAGGTGCTAAGGGGATTTTCAAGAAAGTAGTGATTTTCTCCCTAGTAGGTGTGGCGCACATCATTGATCAGAACATTATCGGAGATGGTAGTGCAATTAGAACAGCAGTGATTTTCTTTTATCTGTCCAATGAAGGGATTAGCATCATTGAAAATGCATCAAGACTTGGACTGCCTATCCCAGAGAAGCTCAAAGACATCCTAGAGCAGCTAAAAGATGGAGGCGATAAGGATGGAAGTAAATAAAACGAATTATATGTCTTTAATCGACATAAAAGGACAATAGGAAGACTTATAACTCTAAAAACAAGACAAACTTGAGAAAAAACCTCAAGTAAAGTTGTAAAAACCTTCTCTTTGGGGTATAATAAAACTACTAACGAAATCCTAATTGAGGAGGTTTTACAATGTTAATTGATTATAGATTTTCAAATTTCAGGTCGTTTAAAGAAATGACCAGTCTTTCGATGATAGCTGGCAGACAAACCACACTTAATGATAATCTCATTAGAGAATATGATTTGAGGGTTGTACCCTCAGCAGTAATATATGGAGCTAACGCCAGTGGGAAATCCAATATCATCATGTCCCTTGCAGTAATGAAAGATATTGTTCTTTCAGGGTCCCTTGAGGCTAATATACCAAACTTAAAGAACCTTGAACTCTACCCATTTGCTTATCAAGAATCTGAAAAGCCCATGAGTTTTGAGATTGATTTTATTTATGGAGGAAAACGGCTAGAATTTGGTTTTGAAGTTGAAGTGAGCACTTTCAAAAAAGAAACTAGACGTATTGTATCTGAATTTTTGACCTATATTGATAAGTCTGACCAAAAGACAAACATATATACAAGAGAAAAAGATAAGATCCAGATCAATAAAGAGAAAAAAGCACTGAATATAATCGAATTTGATGAGAAGCTGCTCAAACAGTTTGAGAAGAAAATCAATGAAAACATTGATGAATCTGAGCTGTTCTTATCGAGGGCTTTTAAAAGTACTATTAGCAATGAATTAGCGGATATGGTGCTAGACTTCTTTAAAGAAGAACTTGTTGTGGTGAGTGACTTCACACTGAAGAAAACGAACTTAACATTTTCATTGGAAGACAGCCCGAAGAAAGATTTCTTTGCATGGAACAAGATCCTTGATGGGTTTGTCAAGAATGCAGATTTTGGCCCACAGGGTATAGCCTTTAAATCAAACAAATCAGAAGATAAAGAGTCATCCAGTATGGAGCTTGTCTCAATCTATAAATACCATGATGAGAATATCGTAATACCGGCAGAGCTTATGGAATCTAGGGGAACACTTAAACTTGTTGATTTTGCGATTCCTTTTGAGAAACTTTTCAAATCAGGTGGGGTATTTATTCTTGATGAGTTCGATGCAGCAATACACCCAGAACTGATTAAAGGGATCTTGGCGCTTTTTAATGACAGTGATTTAAATAAAGCTGGCGCACAGTTGATTTTCACAACGCATAATCCGATTTATCTAAACAATAAGATATTCAGAAGAGATCAGATCAGGTTCGTTGAAAAGGATACGGATTCTTTTGAAAGTGTCATCTATTCTCTTGCAGATTTTGGCGCTGAAGAAGTGAGAAATGACCATAATTATCTAATCAATTACTTCAAAGGAAACTACGGAGCGCTTCCCTTCATCGACTTTTCTAAGCTGTTAAATCAAAACAGTAGTGAGGGGGATGAAGATGGCAAACTATAGAAAAGCATATTTATGCATTTGTGATGGACAGCAGGAAACAATGTATCTGAGTCATGTGGCTAAGCTGATTAAAGATTTTCCAAGGAAAGTGGTTAAGTTTAATACCTTTGAGGATTTACCACATCGACTTGAAAAAAGATATGAGAACTATGACAGTGCTGCAGTATTTGATTTTGACCATAACGATGTGGAGTTCAAGAGAAATATTGAAATCTGTGATTCGCTGAACAAAAAGCTTAGACCATCAAAAAGAAAAGAGGGCAGGCACATCTATCATGCATACAGCAGTGTGAATTTTGATTTATGGTTGATCCTTCATAAAGAGGACTACAATAAGAGCGTTTCAAGAAACGATGCTTATATCTCAGATGTTCGAAGAATCTTTGGGTTGAAATCTACTGAGGATATAAAGAACGAAGAAGTCATTAATAAGATACTAAGTCAGGTAACCTTGGAAGATGTAAAATCAGCAATTAGAAGGGCGGAAACAATCCGTAAGAGTAAAGTAAAAGCTGATGGTACAAAGATTGGAAATACAACAATTTACTCGAATCCCGACTTTTCCATTCACGAATTTCTTAGAGAAGTTTTGGAAGATAGCGGAGATTTATAAAAGAACAAATAGCAGGAAGGCACTCAAAAAGAGTGTCTTTTTTTGTGCTTAAAATTTAATGGAGGCGATAAGGATGGCACTAAGTAATTTAAAAACTAAGTACATGACCAGAAATGATTGTTATACAGCCGGGAGAAAGATCACACCTAAAGGCATCATGGTTCATTCCACTGCCACACCGGGCGTGATGGCTGCTAGTTGGTTTAGTCGGTGGAACAAGTCCTATAGGGCTGGGGAAATCAATAGGCAGGTCTGTGTCCATGCCTTCCTGGATGATAAGGAAATCTAGCAGTACCTGCCTTGGAACCATAGAGGCTGG